GCATCTGCGTACTAATCGTTGACAACCTAGTGTTAAGCCCTCTAACATCATTATCTGATACCGCCTGTTCTATAGTTTGTATTCTTGAACTAAGTTCTCCTGCCTTAGTATCAAACGAACCTGACTTCTTTACAACTGTTTCTATACCTGACTCAACAGCATAGAACCTTTGTAATGTATCATATCCGTAGTAGATACCTCCACTAAGAGAACCTAGTATGGGCAGGGCAGCAGCTATGTACCACCCTTTGAATGTAAACCCACCAACTTTTACTTCTGCATCTTCTATCATAGCTATCCTTACATACCTGCTGAAGCTGATCCATGTTGTAAGATGTATGATGCAGCTCCATAAACATCATCAGCATCCTTCATGTCTTCTGTCAGGTAACCATTCCAACCTGTACCGTAACCTGTATCATCCCAAGCAATAACAAATTCGTCTATGCTTTGTGTATATGTGATAGCTGTATAAGAACCAATCATAATGTTGTTGTTAGCAGCATACGTATCAATACTAGCAGTCAACTCTGTGTTGTTTGCAGCAGCCATAAATGCACCAGCTTGTTGGGAGTACTCAGCTACAGCATCTAAAGCATTGTTGTAGTCTTCAACTTCTACAGCATCTATACTGTACTCATCTGTAGCTATCATCTCTTGCAGTGCTACTTGTTCAGGCTTTGTGTCAGCCTCTTCAGCAACCTCAGCAACAGATGTAGCAGTCATAAGAACAGATGTAGCATCCCCTAATATATCAACAGCTTCTACTAAACTATTCATTGCCGCAGTATGCTCTTGAATAAACAATTGATTAGCATTGGTAGCAGTAGCATAATCGTGTGTTAAGACACTATCTCTAGCATCCTCATAGGCTACTAGCATAGCTTGTGTAACTTTAGATCCATCTAATGCACCGTCTACTATTACACCACCAACCTCAGCATAGCCTACAGCACCTATACCTAAGTTCAAAGAAAGTTGTAACCGATTATCTATAATGTTTATAGTGTTAATCAGTGACTGTATCTTCTGATCCCCTGTCTGGCTGAAGTCCTCTGCGAGTACTCCTGAACCGTTCACTAAGACTGCGAGTGTCCCCGCCACTGTTAGTACTTTCTTTTTTATGTTCAATTGTTTCATCTGTTAAATCCTCTCCTATACGTAACAGCTTATTCCAAAACTTCTTATTGTCTTCATACCCAACGATAAACACGTCAGGGTTTTCTCTGTATTTATCTACTGCTTTCTTACCCATTAATAGTTTACCAGTTACAACATCCATGATAGGGCAAGGTGTGGATGCTAGTATCATTGCCTTAAATACATTAGGATCGTCACAGATAATACTTATCCCTGAAATCTGCAAACCTAAACCACCGTACTGTTGAGGTGTACCTAGTAACCTACTGTTCTTTCTTCTGTTGCAGTACTCATCTTGTTTCATTGTACCTTGTGAGTAACCAAACAAACTAAGCTGTATACCTGATGTTGTAGGTAACAAGCAACTGTCATTACCTCCACCACCCATAACTGTAGGTGCTATGCTTGACATCACTGGTGCTGCTTCACCTGCACCTGTAGCATTGTAGTTGTTAGTTGTACTATCAGTATCGTTGTTACTACTTACAGTTGAGTCTTCGTAGTTGTTACTGAAGTCACCTAGTGTTACATCCTCAGCTAGTGCAATCGTCACCAAGGACAGCTTTAAAATCAGGATCTTGGCAGAGAAGCTTAGTAGCTGCCTCATGGTTACCAAGAAGGGATAGTGTTCGAGCATTTAAGTTTCTCTGACATTTAGGTTCATTGTTAGGACAAACAGATGGGTACTCTATAGTTGTAGATGAACAACCAGTTAGGATAACTAAGGGTAAGATCCACTTACTTATTCTTAGCATTCATAGCTTCCATCATTATACGTATGGACTTAATGTTCTCATCTATACGAGCTAGAGTTAAGGCTTGGCCTTGTACTACAGTCTCTAACCTTTCAATACGTACCTCTTGTCTGAGTATTTCCTTAGTGTTATTCTTTACGTTGTTATCTAAGGACGATACATACCAGACAAGGGCTATGGTTTGACACACTATAGCTACAACTAATGTAATGGGTACTGACTTAGAGAGATGCCATTCTGTGTCTTTGTTTATCATTTAGTAAAGCCTGCTCCGAAGTATAGGCCAACTATAGCTGACACAATGTGAGTATCCAATGGTGTTATAACAAAGCCAGATGCAGCTTGCCATCTTACAGTTTCGTTAGCACCGAGAAGCCAGTTAATTATACCACCCTCTACCTCAGTGTAACCTACAATCACGTTTATCTCAGGGTAGAATACAGCAACTAACTTAGGTAATACTATGATAGCAAACACAGCAGATAAGGCTATAAGCCTACGTGTCCAAGCAAAATGTTTGTCATTCTTACCAGCATCACGGGCTATGTTAACCTGTTCAGCATTAAAGTTAGCTCGTTCCATGAGCATCTTGTTGTTCTCTTGTTTAGCCTTCATGCTTTGTCCCCAGATGGACATGACCCCACCGAGAACGGTAGAGCCTAGCATTGTAATTAGTTCTAATGGTAATCCAAACATTTGTTTAATTCCTATTTACTAAAATAACTAAGTCATCATCTGATATATTTTGAGGTATTGTTACACCTTGTTGTGTAAGATAGTTTGTCATGGCTGTTCTGCTATTAGGTCCTATATCACCATCTGCTGTCGTCCCTGCTTTTTCTTGAGCTGCGTACTCATTACGTAACTCTAGCTCTTCAGCTTTTTCTCGCATACCAGCTAATTCAAGTAGGTCAATAACCTCTTCCCAACGATCTTCAGCTATTTCTCTTGAAGCACCAGAGTTAATATAGTCATTTAGTTTGTTGGTTGTAATAGTATCTACAGAGGTGTCATCTAATCCTGCATATTCTAAGAAAGCTAAAGCAACAGGAAGGGTATACTTATTATCATTAGCTAAGTCAGGATTACCTATCAGATCTATATTAATACCTTGACCTTGTAAGATATCTTGGACACCTTGGTACGTTGTTTTACCAGTAATTTGAATTAAACCTCTTCCTCGGTATCTGTTACCATCACCAGAAGCATAGTCTCCATTTCCATTTCTATTAGCATAAACGGCATTAAATATTTCTTCACCTGTAGCATTAGTTCCTAAACCTACAGCATCCATTCTAGCTTTCCATACTGGAATTCTAGCAGCTTGTGCATAAGGATAAGGCCTTTCACTAACAGGACCAGCACCTCCTGTTTCAACTGTTATAGCTCCTTTAAGTAAAGCCTGTTTGATAGGGTTTTTTACAGATGTCTCGATGGCTTTATTAGTTTTTGTAAAAGAGTAAGTTCCTGCTCTAGTAGTAATAGGTTCATTACTAGCTCTAGTTATTTCACTAATATTAGATATAGCATTTTGTTGCTCAGATGTAAGAGTACGATCTACAGGTGTTGTCTCTACTGTATCTATAGGTGTTGTGACAATCTCACCACTAGGTTCTGCAGGTGTAGCTGGAGCATTTGAATCAAAATCTATATCTTCTAAGGGTATCCCTAAGTTAAGAGTTTCACTTTCTATAGTTTCAATTATTTTTGCCCTATCAGTTGGGTTAAGTCCTATAACTTCAGGTATAACATCTAGCTCTACTTTAAGTTTGTTCGCCATGTCATTGAATTGTTTGAATCTTACAGGAATGTTTTTAACTTTATTAAGTTGTCCAACCATTCCTTTCCATAGAGAATTATCCAGTATTTCTGTAGAAGCTAAGAATGTATTATAAGCTGCAGTATCTGGAGAAAGCTGTAGTCTATCTCTTATTCTATCTCTTGCTCTAAGACCATCGTTTATTAAAGCATTAGTATCACCACCGTAGTATCTATCTACTATAGCATTCAGTGACTGCATACCCTTGTCGTTACCTGTAAACACAAAAGCACCTGTCTTACTGTTTAAACTAACATCAGGTATTGTTTGCATATTACCTGCTGCTTGCACACCGTAGGTAGTAGCTGATTTGTTTAAAGCTTTAGTCATCATAGCTTTTAAGGCATTGCCTTCGTCTTCATCTAAGCTTTTTATAATCTTAATATTAGTGTTAGAGAATAAGTTATCTAGAGATGCACCTGCTGGTTGGTTGTCTAGTGTAGAAAGAAGGTATGCTTGGTTTACTATACTGGTATTAAAAGCACTTACCCCTTCAGGAGTATTTGTTATCTGATCTGGTACTGATCCATACCCTTCTATTAACTTAGACTGAGCAGTAATTGTTTCTAATTTTTCTTCATTAGACATACCACTATACTTTTCTTTTAAAGATGTAGGCATTAGTAAGTCTTCTACTGTACTAGCAACAGGTTTTTCTTCTGGACCTGCACCTGTATACCACTCAGCTACAGAAGGATCTAAGTCTAAGCTTTCAAAAGATACAGTATTCTTAGAATACGTAGCTAATTCTTTAGTAGTCAAAGGTGCAATCTGAGCAGCTATTTTATTCATCATGTCAGGGCTGTTCATAGCTAAGATAGCTAAAGGATTATCTCTTGAAGTACTAAGTGCAATGTTAGCAGCAAAAGCTTTAGCTTGTGTAGTAGCATTCTCTAAGTCGTACTTCTCTATTGTATCAAACATAGCATCTATTGACTTTTTCTTTGTATCCATTTGCTCCCATAGGTCAGCATTACGTCCACCTGCTGGTTTACCAAAGGCTGGTTGAGATGTTAGCATAGTATATGAGGCTCTTATTGCAGCTAACTCATTTAAATCAAAGTTACCCTGATCTATTTCTACTTTAAGTATAGCTTCTAGTGTACTGGAAACATTATCTAAAACCTGCATGTTACCAGAGAAACCTTTTGAGAAGTTTCTGTTACCTTGTATTACTGAGACTTGAGCTGCTGAAGTATTCATCTGAAAAGAACCTACTGCTAATTGAGTAGCTTCTTCTACCGTAATTGGTTTACCTGCTTCTTCAGCTTCATCTAATTCTATTTGTATTAAACCAGATTTAGTAGCATTACTCTGCTCATTAAATAGATTAGTAGCTATGTCTATAGGTTTATCAGCTTGTACAGGTACAGCAAATATATCTTCTCCAAAGGTATTACTTACAACAGACCTTTGTTGTTCATTTAAACCTAAGTTAGAAAGAGGTCTCGCATACTTCTGAGATACTGCATCAGATGACATACCACTTGATAAGTCACTTTGAGCATTCCTAAGTAGAGTATTAAACTCAACTCTATCCCTGTCTGTTTGTGTAGGGCCTTTGACTGTAGTCTTTGGTCTAGTATTATATGATTTTAACAAGCCAGCACCTAAGTTAAGGGCAGTAGTAGCATAACTAGGATCATCTACAGGTTTCTCAAAAGCTGATGCTCCTCGTATATCTTGTTCAGGTCTAAATGCCATTCTCTATTCTCCTTGAGCAGCTTTTGCTGTTAGTCGGGCAGCTTCAGATTGCCCTTCAGTTCTTTTTAACATGTCAGTTATAGTATTAATATTGAGTATACCAGATATAAGTTTGTTCTGATTTTCTTGTGAGAACCCACCATCATAAATTAAGTCTAAAGCATCTTCATAAAGCTTCTCACCTTCTTTAATTTTATCTGGATCACCAGTTCTAATTAGCTCTAAGCCCTGATCAGCATACCTTTTTACTCTACTACGAGCATCTTTAAATTTAGAATCTTCTTTGTAAGATATATCTTTAGCATCGTAGTGATTTAAAACTCTCATAGGAGTAGCACCAGCAATCATAGTAGTTATTAAAGGAAAGGTAACTTCTTCCTCTGAGAACTCACCAGCTACACCTCTACGTTTACTACGATACTGTCCTGTTTCTATTAACTCAACAATTTTAGAGTACATATCTACAGACTTAACACCTCTAGTTAAGGTTTTAAAGTCTTCGTAGGCTACACTAAATCTTTTATTAATTAAACTATCAACAAGATCTCTAGTAGCCTTATAAGATTCTGTAAATATCTGTACTGATGGTCCACCTACTACTTCAAGTAAAGGATCTTTACCAACTAATTCAGAGTACTGTCTAACTATTCCATTTAAAGGAGAAATACGAGTACCTAGGGAAACATCTGTACCTGCCAATTTCGATAGTGCAAGGTCAAACAGACCAAACTTTACACGGTTTAAAATAGCTACAGCATTCTCATCTTCTGGATCTATACCTAAAGCAGCCATACCAGCAGTAAATTTAGGTGTTCCTCCCATACCTCTAAGGCCAAACAAAATAGTATTAGCTGCTACTAATCTAGCTCTTTCAACTTTATTTAAATCTCTACCTATTAATACATTATCAACATATCTTAAAGAATAAGACTGCCACTGAGTAGCTAAGGCAAGAATAGAGTTTTCTTGGTAACGTCCTTTTTGTCCAGAGGTCATACGGAAAGTAAGTGCTTGCTCTCTGTTTGATACGTACTGGATACCCTTCTGAGAGAATACACCTTTAGAAACTCCCTTAGCATTGTGTTCCATAACAGCTACGGCTGCTGCTGTAATACGTCCGTAAAGTTCACCACCTTTAAAAGGGGTAAGCCCTAACTCTAAGGCTTCGTTTACAACAGTTTTACTACTGTTAATAGCAGCTCCACTACGTTCTAGAGTAGTTGCACCTATAATATCTCTACCAGATTCTCTTATATATCTAACAGTGTCTGTCAGTTCTTGTTTAGACATTAGTAAAGCACCACCATTTTCTTTCATGGTAGTTTCTATAATGTTTGCAATGTCTGCATCCGCAGCTTTTCTAGTTTTAAATAGAAGTGCTGCAATAATTGGTACATTAGGTGCAGCTTTTAAACCGTACTTAGGAGATATAGCCATTATCTGAGCAACGTGAGATGCGTTAAGAACAAACTGATCTGGATTAGCTAAACCCATTTTCATGTGGAAGACTAAAGCCCTTGCTTTACCTGTTGATCCACTTATCCAATCTTCAGGTTTAGTCTTTAAACCTTTACCAAAGAAAGCACTGCTATCATAGATTGCTTCAGCAAATCTTTGAGCATAGATTGTGTAAGCATCTGTACGTTCCATAAGACCTAGACGACTTTTAATAGCTCTTTGCTGTTGCATCATCTCAGCATCAAGTTTAGTATTGTTACTTACCTTAGCTCTTCTAATAAAATCTTCAGGATTAAGAGGTACTTCTCCATCAAAGCTAACGTTGCCTTGTCTTCTAGCTTTTTGTACCCAACCGTTCAGAGCAGCTTGAGTAGCTTTGTAGTGTGTATATCTATAAGCTTCAGACTTAAACTGTTCTACTATATTCTTTATTGGGCTTTGGTTTACTGCTCGTCCACCACCATATTCCATAAGAGGAGTATCCCCTCTTTTACGACTTACTCTCATAGACTGATATTGACCAGTAGTCATGCCAGCACCCTCAGGTATAGCTTGTTCTACTTTAGAATCTCTTGCTTTAACTGCAAACTTATTAATAAACGTTTCTTTGTGATCAAAAGCTACTCTCTTTAAATCATCTAAAGTAGTAATAGATGGGTTCCAAGAATTATTCTTATTAATAACTGCATTTATTCTAGCTAAGTCATCACCTGTTAGAGCTAACTTGTTTATACCTTTTAGTCCCTGCAGTTTTATGAAGGGTAGAATTTCATCTACAATATTATTTAATTGTTTAACTGCTGTATCAGCTTCTTTACGGCTGAAAGAACCTAACAGGGTTCTAAAACCACCTGTTGCTTTTCTTCCACCAGCTAATGTGTAATCGTATACTGTACCTATGAAGTGTCTCATAGTCTCGTTGTTACGTGGTCCACCTACGTTGTAACCAAGTACGTCTGTTTTTTCAGGTACTCTTGCACTTACCACATCTGTAACATGATCGTAGAATATACCGTCTGATGCTTCAAATGGTTCATCTAGTTTATAGACAATTCTAGAACCTATCTGTGTGTTAGTAACAGGTCCACTTACCCTACTAAACACTACAACATCATCAGCTAATTGTTCTGCTACTTCAACAGCAAGAGTATCGTATCCCTCTTCTACTGTAACTACTTTACCGTTACGTTGTGCAACTCTCTTTAGTATATCAGTAGCTTTAATATTCCATGATGCATTACTTAAATCTATTAAAGATCTATAACTTTCTAACTGTTTTTCTGAAGGTGTTTTACCAAAGAAAGAAAAGAAGTCTGTTACAAACTCTTCAGTACTTGGAGCACCTCTTCTGGCAGCTAGTCCAGTTTCTACGTCACCTAGTAGACCATCTCGGTAACCTGTAAAGATTGTGTTTACTTCGTCATACTCAGTCTTAGATAATCTAGCTACACTTTTAAAAGCTTCATTAGCAAACTTACCAGCTTTGGCTGCTATACCTTCAGCTACGTTTATCATGGAACCTAGTCGTCCACCTAAGGCTGTTTGAGGGGCTGAGAAAATTCCAGCTAGTCCTCTTTTTATAAAACCTTCTTGTAAGGCTACATCTTCTAGTTCATCAGCTAAAGTTTTTGTGTTAACTCTTTCAGTGTACTCAAGTAAGTAACCTTTCTTGTTTACAGTGTAAGGTACACCACCTTCTACATCTTTAAGACGTTCAACTGCCTCACCTTTTATATTGGTAACTCTGGGTGCTTCGACAACTTTGTATGCTGGGTTATTCTTTACAGCTTTTAAGGCTTCTTCAGCAGTAGCAAATGAATCGCCAGTAATAGACTTACCTAGTGTAACAGTATACTTAAAGTTATCTGATCCCTCATCTATAAGTTTAGTGAACTTAACAACTGCATTGTTAGAAGCTGAAGCTGTACGTTTAGCTATCTTAGCTACAGCATTTTGTAGAACTTCAACACTAAAGGCTTTACCTGTTACAGGAGAACTCATAGCCTTAGCTAGTTTATCAAACACCATTGAGTCAGTTGTTTCTGTTACCACTGTAGCTACATGAGGTGCAGTTATAGGTTGTTGAGGACCTTGGAAGGGATTAAAGCTACTTGGTCCAGCTTGTCCTGCTGTACGAGAAGTTGCAGCACCACTATTCATTCTAGCTACTACAGCTCTAGCACCTGACTTAGGACCTAGTATGTTTGTTATAGCTTCAGTAGGGCTTTTAGCTGACATAACCCTTTTTATTATTTCTCTTGTGGAACCAGATATCTTACTTGCACTAGCAGCAGTTGCTCTAGCTGCTAAACCACCAACAACTCTTGTTGTACCTAGTGTGGATATATCTGCAATAGCTAGTAACTGTTTAAATCCAGCATCTTCATCAACACCAAAGTTATCTACTAGTACCTGTAAGTCCTTTAGACTCTCATACTCTCTAATATTAAACAATCCTGAACCAGCAGGACTTGCTAACTTCTCATCCCAGTAAGCATCAAACTCTTCAGGAGGTAAGGAGAAAGTATTTGCATACTCTACAGACTTAGTATTATCTCTTTTTATACTGTCTAAAACAATAGCTTGAAAAAGAAATCTTGGTACATCTAAAGTACCTGCAGCTAACCATTTAAAAGTAGAGGGGTCACTCTCTTCCATGTTCTTAACAATACGGTTAGACAACCTTTCATAGTTAGTAAGAAGACGTAAAGCTTCTGGGTTAACTGTCTCTTCATCTACTAACAACATACTGTTAAAGATAAACTCTCTAGGAGCTACAGCTTCTTGTAATCTTTTAGAGTAGTCTTTTACAAGTACGGAGGCTTCTTCTACTGAAGCACCTCCCTCATACAAAGTATCTAAGTATCCCTCTAAGTCAGGGTATTGTTTAGCTAAACTTTCATGGGATAGATCACCCGATGCTCTTGCATTAGCAATTTCTGTAGAGTCAACACCTAACAGTGTAGCTTGTTCGTCTACTTTAGCTATCTCATTTAGAGCAGTAGGGTCAATAGGTTTAGGACCTACCTCTACTGGCTCCTCTAATGGAGTGTTAGCATCTTCAAAAGTTGGAATCATATCCATTATTGTTTATCCTGTTTAGTATAGAGAATTAGGATCTGCTGGTATTTTACCTGTTTGTGTAGATGTTGGTTTTTTAAAAGCTCCTTGATCCATACCAAACTGGAATGCTTGCATACCTAGTCCACCTAAGGCTTGGTACTGAGAAGCTTGTAAACCGTACTTAGATATCTGACCAGATATAGCTGATAGCTGTGTACCTGTTCCTAAACCAGAGAATAAGTTAGAGGCAGCTCCACCTAGACCTCCAGATAATCCTGAACTATCTGCTGTACCAGTACCAGCTGCTGTAGCCTGTGCTCTAGCTGTTGCAAGTTTATTGGATCTTATTGCAGATCTTCTCTGTCTACGAGTTTGTACTTGCTGTGCTCTTTGTTGAGCTTGAGCTTGTTTCTTTTGTGCTTTAGTAGATGCTACGGCACTACCTACACCTACAGCCAAACCTATCACAGCTATTGTTGTTGCTATACCCACACTAACACTCCTTTAAATAAACTGACTCTGTTTTATCATAACCCATTCGAGTATACAGAGAACTTAAATTACTAATACCTTCAATGTCACACATTCCTATGTAATTTGCTCCACGATCTTTAGCCCACTTCTCAAAGTGTTTAACTAATTTTATAGAACTTACTGTACCTCTAAAGTCATTAGATACAAACCAAGCTAACTCGGAAGCAATTGTTTTATGAGACATGTAAAACTCAGTTAACAAACTAATTAAAGCCCCTTGTATTTCACCATCTGCATCTATTACAAAAACACCCATGTTAGTGTTCTGTATAGCTGATAAGACAAACTGTTCTGTTTTATCTTTGTCCCACTTGTGGCTCTTAGGTGCTTCCCTTGAGAACTCTCTAGCTAAAACTAATATGTCAAATATATCTTCTTGGGTGGCTTCTCGTATTCTAGAATTTTGTGTTTTTAGCACCTATTACCTCGTAACCTACTAGGTGAAAGTCCTTACCTGAAGTACTTTCAAACCTTAATTTCATTGATCTCCCTCTACCCCTTACTTTAGACTTGGTTACTACGGTGTCTGTAGGGTAATTAATAGAACCTAAAGAATCTGGGTCTACAACTGGTACATTCTTTAGTTTGTAAATCTCTCTAGGTGTAGAGTTAGCCTTAGTTAGGTTCCAAGACACTGACATCTTACAGCTAGAAGGATTAATAAATTCATAACCTACACCATTATAAGTGTAACCATCTTCAGTTACTCTCATGTATGTTGTAACGTATGGAGCATTCTTAAATGTTGTCATGTCTCCCATGAAGTCATAACCTGCTTCAGCAAAACTAGAGTAATCACCTGTACCCCAATCTAGGTAACTGTCTCCTGAGAAGTGAGCAACAGTTAATTTACCATCTACACCACTCCTAACAAGTAACTTAATCTCACTGTCACCTTGTAAGAAATCTTTGTACATAGTGGATACTACAGTATCTGAACCATTAACTATAGTATCAACACCGTTTACAACTTGTGTCTCTGTAGCTGTAGAGCCTAACCCACTAAAGTAAGAACTACCAATAATGTAGTGTCCTGCTGTACCATCAGATACTTTCCAAGGATAGAAGGCTTGTAAGTTAACATCGAGTATCAGTACACTATTGTACTTGTAGTCTATGTCTTCTGTAGCATCAGGGTAAAACCAAAACACTTTCTGGTTTACTTCATCGTACTCAACAAAGACTTGAGCTTTCTTTTCGTTAGGTATCTTATTCCATAAAGTTTGTATAGTAGCTAAAGATATGTTTTTAGTTTCTGGTTGACCAGATGTTTCAGATGTTTGTATAGTGTATATGCCAGTTTTAGACCACCAGATAGGTGCACTACCAGCTACAACAAAACTATTTTCATTTACTAGACCTACATCAGATATCTTAGAGATAGAGAACTCAGTAGCCCTAAAGACATTATCAACACCTGATATAGACCAAACACCATTCTCAGCAAACACTAGGATAGCTGCTCCAAAAACGTGTAGCTTACGTATGTTATGAGCTGCAGCTATCTTAACAACTCCACCATCAGTATCTAGTAAATCAGATATGTCTTCTGAAGTTGGATCATTTACTTGGTAACAGTGTCCTAACTCTATATTGTTTTCAATTATCTTAGAGAAATAAATTTTACCACCGTTCTTAGCTGAATCAATACCAGCATAAAAAACTCTACTTCCAAAGGAGGCAACTGTCCTAAATCTATTAGGCTCATTTTCAACAGTTAAAGAAGTGTAAGAAGTAGAAGTCCAAGTACTTGTATGAGGTAAAAACTTTCTTTCCTTTTGAAAAACGTCTAATATAAAATGACCATTAGATGTTAATGTAGATCCTCTATAAACTTTTTTCCATTCATTTTCATCAAAGTTACCATTAGCAGCTTTACCAGTATACCAAGGGTGGGTAAGAGGAGGGTAACCATCTCCTCCGTCTATAAAATCACCTAAAGCTGTATGTCCTAATTCACCAACCCAACCACTGTTTGCAGTATCGTATTTTCTTTGATTAGAAACAGTAGTTGAAAGTGTCTTTGTAAAATACTGATCCTCTAATTCAGTAGAAGAACCTTGCCAATCAAAGTCTCTTTCCTTAAAAGAAATAGTACTAAAAGCTATAGAACCTACAACTGGATCATATTCTACACGAAGAGTTTTTATGGCTGGTGAAGCTATAATTAACGTACCATTTATAGATGTAACTTGTATTTTTTCTTCAGAAGGATTGTAAGTATTGTTAGCTGTGTATCCCAGTAAAATACCTGATGTAACTGCCACTTCTTGAGCAGACAAAGGATCTTTAGATTTTTCATAAAAGGATAGACTACTACCTATTTGTACAACCAAAAACTCTAGGTTGGGCTGACCTGCAACATTATACCAAGTATCTGTATGGAATACTGAACCTTCAGGTATAACTATACCGTCTGTAACTGCATTGTCTTCTAAGACTACAGCCTTACGACGACGACGAGTACCATCCCTCTCTAAGGAACAGTTTAGCTCATCTACAGAAGCATTCTCAGGAAATGTTAATTCACTAGCTTCCGTTATTAATCCACCAGTAAAAGTATTAACTTGTTTCTGTGTTAGGCTCTGTGGCATTTATAGTTTCCTTTTCGGCCCTTCGAGCCTTAAACCTATCGTTAACAACTTTACGAGGGGTAGCTTTCTTAGTAGCTAAATGTCTTTCAACTGCTGCTAGTGCTCCTGCTGGTCCTGTCCAAGATCCTTCTAGTTCACTAGGTACTTTAGCACCACTCTCATACTTTATTTTGTAGAATTTAAAACCGTCTTCTGACTTGTATACTACTAAATCTTTTTCAGTCTTATTACTTTTAACACTTATTTCTTGATTGTCTTCATCTCTAGTCAGTTCAATGTCTACCATATCTATTCTTAGGCCTTCCTTTATTCACCTTGTGTTTGTCATTCTGTACGTAAACTTTCTGTCTACGTGCTGCCTGTTCTATCTTAGGATCTGATCCTGCTTTGAATAAAGACATAGCAGTTGATTTAGCTTCTGCTAGTAGTAATGGAAACATTACATCATCTACATCAGGTGTGAAAGTATCAGAGAATGAATCAAAGTTAGGGTACTTAATTCCGTATGCTCTTGTCTTAGCTGATGTAAGAGTAGAGTCCACTGTTTGGTCATAGGAATCTAGTACTAGGTTTTCATCATCAAAAGATGTGTAGTAAGAAGGCATAGTATCTTTACGAATAAGTAATATACTGTCTGAAGTTAAATCACTAACTTGTAATACATTAGAAGATAAACTATCTCTACCATCAGATAAACTAAAGAACTCATCTGGTGATAAGTAAGTTAGTCTTTCATACTTTACCCCACCTGTTTGTTTGGAACAGTTGTAGTCTAAAAACTCTATGTTCTTTACCTTAGTAGGAAACGAAAAGTGAGTAGGTCTTACTGAACTAGAAAAAGATGTTAGGTTTAATGTTTGTGAATGCTCAGGTATAATACGTGTAGCAATTAAATTATAGTAAGAGTTTTCTATTACCTTAGCAATTTGTTCAGCTTCATTAGAATCAGAAATACTGTTGATCTCCTCCGAATCCATATCGGATAAGATATTTTGTACCATTTCGAGAAGAGTCATTTTCATGTTATGCACTCATTCCTATAATAGATACATAGATATTTGCATAGTTAACATCTACGTTATCTGTACTAGCTTTTGTTTTAATTTCTATGTAATCGTTCTGTGCTAAGGAAGTTAAACCTGTTACACTAATTGAACCCCAAGCACCAGATGATATAGTACGTATAGCTCTAGAACCAACAATCTCTGTACCGTTCTTAAACAATGCCCACTCTACATCATGAGATGGGCCACTAGATTGAGTGGAAGACATAGTAACATTTAACAATGCTGTGAGATTAGTAGCATCATTATATTTAAATCTTAGATTAGGGGATGTCACTACTGTGAAACCAGATACTATAGAAGCTGAGACTGAAGGAGAAAGAAACTTCTCAGTAGTGTCCGTGTCTAAACTATAAGCATAAGGGGAAGAGTCATTAAATGCTGTAGCAGCACTTAGGTGTCTGTGGATTGGTTGCCATGTACCACTACCTGAACCATTAGCAATATAGGCTGAACCACTAGAAGCAGTGGCTGTACCTTTAGGTTCATGTAATGCACTACCAGTAAGGGATGAATGTTCTACGTTTGCCATTGTAAATAAGTCCTTAGTAGGGGAGACTTGTTAAGACTATTATACACATAAGTAAAATAGTTGTCAAGTGTTAAAGAGATAGAGGAGGAGATTTCTCCCCTCCCCTTGTATTTATGTCACTAAGCCAATGGCTTTGTAACAACAGAAACCAAGTTCTCTGGACGGTACAGTTTAAGACCGTAACGTGCAGTAGTAACAAACTCTGTACGTTGGTGATCTTTGTTGTACTCAGTGTCCACATTAGGCATCTGACGCCATGCACCAACAAATGGTTGCACTGCTTGGTCAGCAGAGAAGAACATGTTGTTGATTGCGTTAGCTGGAGCAGCTACACCACTGATAGTTTCTGAAGACTTTGTAGCTAAGTAGTTTGATGTGTATACATCGAAACCATAGATGTTAGCTATAAAGGACATGCCAGAAGCAATACCTGAGTTGACGATACCTTCCCAACGTGGGTTGTTTGATACACTTGTTAAGTTTGAAATTGTATTCATTTCAAATTCAACTGATGGATCAACAATAGCCACTAGGTTCTTCTGTGGTACTTTACCAGTTTTTAATGCACGAAGAGCTTTAGCAAAGTCTTCAACTGCAATTTTACCACCAGTACCTGAACCAATCATACGGTGAGCAACACCGTTGATAGTGTTAGGGTTAGCAGCTGTTTGCTCTTGACCTAACTTCATGATGTCTGTCTCTAGACGTTCCATCAAGGCACGTTCTTGTAGAGGTACAAACTGAGACATGATCTGATTTGAGTAGTATACATCCTGCATCGCCTTGTTGGTGATGTAGTTACCAGCCTGTAAGTATTCAGTGATGGTGAATGTAAACTGTGCATCATCAATCGGATCGTATGTTACAGCAGCATCTTCAGTGTAGTCATTAATAGTTGCATCACCTAATGATGGGATCTTAAACGTGTCCCCATCTGGAAAGTCATTCAACCAATTTACGTATTTCATACCTTGCAGCTCATCCCGCAAGATCTCTTTTAATTCTGCACCCCAAACTTCTGCTCTTTTTGCAAGAGCTAGAGTACTTACTGTATTACCAGCCATAGTTATATTCCTTATCTATAAAAATTATCACCCAAACGTTCGGCATCTGCCATCATTGCACGTTGAGTAGATGGTTTGTAGTATTGTGACGAGTTTTCTCTTCGAAGCTTTTGGTAGTATCCAAAGTCTTTTTCAGAGGATGCTTGCATTGTAGAACCTTCAGTACGAATGCTCCCTTGAACCATTGGTGAACTTTGAGGTGCTGACTTACCCATCAACTGCATAAACGCAGCAGGTGACTTAGCAGCCATACCTTGTAACTCATTCATTGGTAAACCTAGTTCAGAAGCTTTCTGTTTTACAGCAGAAGATGCTTCAGTCCCATAGGCTTTTTCAAGTTCCGATTCAACGATTGCAATGTTGTTCTTTGCAGAACTCTCTTGCTCTCGCCTCTTCAGGGTCTGTTCTACTAGGCTCTCAATGTTTGCTTCACTCGAATTTAACTGGGTATTAGTTGCATTCGACGTGCCACCATTATTATTATTATTAGGATCAAGAAGTTCGGTTGGGGTTGCCGAGGCCATTTCTTCCATTTTAGTTGTAACTCCAAGTTTGTATGCTTGTTTCTCTAGGTCAGCTTTTAAAGTAGCATTCTCATTTTTCATTTGTTCAATGAACCTGTCTGCTTCTAACTTTCCTTTAGCTAACGCCTCTACATCGTTGAACTTACGTCCTTCTCCTACAAGATCACCTAAGACTGAAGGGCTGGTTGGCTCCTCAAATGCTGATACTTGCTCACTCTGTGTTGCAGGGGTCACCTGATCCTCAGAAAATACACTCATTGTTATTCCTTATCTAAGTTAATTAGATCCAACACAGTGGTCACTGCTCTGTTGTATCCGTTGCGATCTGCTTGCTTGTACGCCCAAGAAGGGCAATCGTAGTCAGCTGCAGGGGTAGTATCCTTTAGCATAGGCTCAAGGATTTCTTTAAGACGGTCTAATCCCTCTCTTTGGGATTGCAGTGTTTGTGCTACCGCCTCTTTATCTTTCTTTGTTTTACAGTCTTTGAACCAAGCTGCCTTCATTCAATAGGCTCCTCAGGAGCTTCCTCAGTAGCCATCTCTAGCTCTTGGCTACCCTCTTCTATTTTTTCTTCTTGATCAGCCTCATACTCAACCTGTGCCTCTGTGACAACCTTCTGAGTCTCTAGTTGTTCAGACACTGCTATGTTCTCACCAAATAGGGCTGGTTCACCTAGTTCATCAGCTAACAATCTAGCAAACTCTTTACCTGACAGATGTGATGCAACACTTGGGTCAGATGCTTTGATCTGGTACATAGTGGTTAGGTTCTGTACACGTTGTGCTCTTTCAGCAAAGTGTCTAGCACCCATCGGTACAATCTTACCATTGGACTTAATGTCATCTCTTGTAATCTGTGTAAAGAAATACAAACCAGTATCGTCGTTTAGTACCTTAGCTGTATCTTCATAATCCATGTTACGTCTAGATACTTCTAACATAGCATTTAAGATTGGCTCTAAAAATACTCTTTCGAAGTGAGCAGTCTTGTGTTGGAATATTCTACCTGCTGCAGTCATAAGCTGGTTAACTTCAAAGGCTGTCTTCTCACCTGCACTACGAATACCCATAGCTTCTCTTGGTGCTCCAGCCATCATCTCCATCTTAGCTTCTAGGTTCTGTATTTGGAAGTCAGCATTCAATGCTGTACTGTCAGGTACTAAGTAACCTACATCACCTTCATCTCCTAAGTATATACGAGCATTAGGTTCGAAGTCAAAGTCCTCTACGTCACCTCTTATCTTTAATACAGGATAGGCTATCTGATCAAATACATCTGCCTTGAGGTTCTCTAAGTGATCTATTCTGTACTGCATACCAACTAAGTTATCTAGTGGTCCCATGCTGTACAAGTTGTCTGGTCTATCTCTCCATCCTACGTGGAAGATAGGATCTCTACCTAAGAAACTAGGGTTCTCTTCATTAGATAAAACGTAGGCTCTATCAACAATGGTTATAACTCTGTTGTTTAGGAACTCACCTTTTTGTGTATCGTAGATGTCACCATAGAATGTTAATATTTCTACGTAGTCTGATTCATAGTAATCAGTTAAGTTAGAAAAACCATCAGCTACAAAACCTTCTGACTTATCTACATCTACTTCATTACCTTTAGCTGATCCCCTATTGCCGAGCATCTTATCAAACACACCACTCATATACTCTTTGTCAGGTGCTGTCTCAACCATACGTTGTACTTCACCTAAGGTTAAAATAGATCTAACAATCTTTGGTGTATCTGAGAACTCAGCAGCTACTGGGTTAAAACAAATATCAAAAGGTGAGATACGAACTAGCTTAGGTCCTACATAGTTAACTATTCTGTCACCATCTTCAAAGTTAGTAACTTTTCTTTTGAAGTCCACAGTAGCAAAACAATTACCGTACTGTATGTAGTCATTGATAAGTTTACTTGTTGTGTTAACAAAATCAGATTGACTTAACTTGTTCTCCATGTATGCTTGTATGATGTCTCGTTTAATCTTAACATCTGATGCAGCATCTGTAGCTTCAAACCTAAACCATCTCTTCTGAGGAAACAATGCAGCAAAATAGTTAGCATGTAAGTTATCAGCAATCTGTGTTAGCTTAGGTGTAGTAGTTGAGTTAGACCAAGGTAACTTATTGTTACTAGTTGTTCTAGTATCTGTAGCATAGATATAGTTACGTAACTCTTTCCACTCTTCTAACTTAGAAGAACGAGAGCTATTCCATGAAGACCAACGGTTAGCTATTTCAACAGCTAGAGTGTGAGGATCTATAATACTTTCAATGTCAATAGTAGTGCCAGCCATTTTAACTCCAAGTTCCTAGCTATGTGATAATTATATCACAGTGTAATAAATATGTCAACATCTTAAAATGCTACTCCACCAAACTTAGGGTGGAATACGACATTGTTGTCGGTTTTGTTTCTTCTAATTGCTAACATGCTTGGTTTAATTGCTACCTCTACGGCTGCAGCTAAACAGTCTTTGCAGTCATCATGTGCTGGATTGTAAGATACTAGTTCTTCTTCTAGTACTTGACAGTTACCACCTCGGTAATGATACATTTGTAAGTTGTCGTACCTTGGTTCAAGAGCAGCAGCTATTCGTTCTTCTTTAGAACCTTGGTGACGGTTAGGTCTATGCTCATCAATCTTTAAAGCTAGACCGTTAGGTTTAATGTAGTTATCTTTTAACTCCGTTACGATAGCTGACTGAGCAGCTGTACATTCAGCTCGTAGCTTTCTGAAGTCCCATCTATTAAGTAAGTCTAAGATGTGTTTGAAATACTCAGAAATTTTATCTGTCTTAAATCTATCAATGTCTAAGACATACACATTGTTTTCAAAGTCAACACCTATTACAACAATAGCTGTATAGTCAGCTCGTTTACTTACACTGTAGGCAAAGTCAACTGCTGCACTAACGTTTAACTTTCTACCTTGATACTGCCACTGACCATTATCTCTATTTAAATGTTTACGGTCATAGTACTGGAACTTCTCGTAGGCTATAGGTTGTGTATCTGGATCTGTTGGATCGTTGTAGTACTGTGCTCTAAACTGTACCCTGTCTAAATACTGACCTCTTTTCTTAGCTAATATTTTTAGATTAAAACCAAAGTACTTACCATCCTTACGGAGTTGTCTAGGCCAAAGGAAATCACCTGTTCCATCACCACCTTCTTCTACTGCCCTTTCTAGTACTTCATAGATATTTTCTTTACCTGTTAGTTCACCTTTGTCTGTATATAAATCTTCTTCCATACCCATTAAATCTGAGTACAAGTCCTTAGGGTGATACCTAGTACCTACTACCCATTCCTTAGCTTCACTACCTTCAATAGATGATAGAAGTGAATACTGTGACTTAACTTTGTTTCGTCCTTCACCAGTGTAAGCATTTTCAAAAACAACTACGTCATCGAGTACAGCAATATCGCAGTGCATCCCTGTAAGTGAAGTAGTAAGGCCACCAGTAAAAATAGACGGATCACGTATTGCTTCTTTCTTTCTGTCAGGATGATCTAAAGCAATCTCTGAGGTAGTCCACTTCTCCCGTTTACTTTCATCTTTGTTTAAATGGTCAGGCCAATACTTTTGGTGTATGTCTGATTCAAATATGTTTTTAATAAACGAGAGCTGTTTCTGAGCTAAGTTAGATGTAGCTGAGATATATAGAATTCTTAGGGTAGGGTTCTTAGTTAACTCCCAAGCAACTCTGTAAGCTACCATAGCTGACTTACCATGATCACGAGGGAATAAGAGAAGCTGATGTGTCTTAGCATCTTGTCTAGTCCACCACTTGCAAACATCCTCGTGACAGTTACCTAGTACACGTTGAGGAGCTACAAGTTTAATGAATGTAACAAGACTACGTTCAGCAGCCTCTCTTATCTCATGGATGGTTGCCATACTATACTGCTGATGAACCACTCATGTCAGATTGCGCCATAACCCAAGTGTAACACTTAGATAAGAAGTCATCGCCAGCAGTAGCTTCGATAGTAGCTAGAGGTGCATTGTATCTGCGGAAGTCTACAGGATGTGTATCATCTGTTGGTGTTGCTGTTGCAAAACCAGAGCAGTCGATCATAACTGTAAAGTTGTCTCCTAGTTCTCGTGAGATTGATGCAGTTACTATTCTGAAGTATGCACCAGTAAATGCTGTACCATATTGTGAAGTTGTTAAGTCTAATTGTATTGCCATGTTAATGACTCCTTTAAGTTACGGCTTTGTAGGCCAAGTTATTGTGTTAGGGAAACCAGACTGAGCTGGTAGGTTAAGCAAGTCAGTCCGATACTGTGTCCATTCTGCTTGTTTATCTTCTGTTAGTTCAGCCCACCGAAGTGGGTTAGTTACTATAGGGTCTACTTCTTGTAGTAACTTTTCGTCTCTTTGCTCCCTTATTATAGTAGGTAACATATCAATCGGTGCTTGGTTATAGGCTTCTATTTCTTGCGAAGTCATATCAACACTAACATTGTTTACTAATTTTTTCATGTTATGCGTCCTTTAGGCCATAGAGTGAGAATTTACCTGAAGCAAAAGTTGTAGTGCTAGGTTTAACCAACATATATGTCATGTTGTTACTGGTGTTAGGCGCAATACCACGTATTCTAGGTGTGCCAAAAGCACTTGTGCCTGTAACAAAATAACCATTAAGATCAACTGGGCTATTAGTCCGTCCACCAATCATTCCACTAAAGCCAAACTTTGTAGAGGTTGTTGGCGTACTGCCTGATCTCATTGTAAGATTATATGTCCAAGTCGAGGTAGTTGATACACTACTACTACTTTCTGTTCCTGATGCATAATAGAGGCTCATTCTATTTGTCCAAGGTGCACTACTACTGTATGCGCCTTCATATAAATTAAAATATAAACAATAATCATTCGAAGGGGCGGCAGTAAAAGCACAGTCATGTGCAACAATATAATAGCTACCATAGTCTGAATTACTTAAATCAAACTCAACTTGTGCTGTAGCACTTGTAACTGTTTGTGTGCTAATATGTACATAGTCAGATGAACCACCAGCCGCCGCCCAAGAAACAGCACCAGAACCATCAGTAGTAAGCACTTCATTAGCACTTCCGTCTACTTTGGGTAGAGTGTAGGTTTCAGAGATACGAACGTCTTGAGTGCTACCACCTATGTTAACTTGGTTTGTAGCTGTAGATTGAACATCATTACCTAATACAGCAGAATGTTGGTGTGAAGCAGTTGCAGTACTCCCTATAGCAATTGAACTAACCCCACTTGAAAGTGCGCCAGTACTATCACCAGTGGCTGAACTTATAGCAAGTGAATAATGACCTGTTGCTCTTGCATGAGAACCAAGAGCTACGGCATGTGCATTAGTGGCTTGAGTTCTGTAGCCAACAGCAGTGGTTTTATCTGCTGATCCTATTGAGTAATACCCAATTGATATAACGTCTTGACTACCTGAGGCATGACTGAACGCCCCTATACTAATACCCCTCGTAGACGATGTGCCATAGCTTGTAGTGTTGTTAGCATTAGCCGCCGCAAAACTGTCTGTTCCAGAAGCTAGACTATTACCGATTGCTGTTGCATCTACTGCTTCAGCCCTAGCTTTGTAACCTAAAGAGGTACTATAATTATAATTAGCATAACCACCAAAGGCGTAAGAACTTGTACCTTCAGATTTTGCATTTTGACCTATAGCTACTGATGAAGTTCCATTGGCTCTTGACTGTAATCCTATTGAGACTGAACCAAAGCCATTTGCCCCATAA